TCCAACCGTATAACCATGCGTTACAGACAATGTCACAATGGCATTTGTTGCCTGTGAAATGTTTGTAATATATCTACGTGTTGGATAATACAGCGGATTGTAAGGTATACGACGGAATGTGCCTGCACCTGGATTGGCGTTAGCAATGCCTTGCATATAAGCAAGCGTGAAACTTGTTGTAGGAACAATTGTACCTACTGTAAAGTCCAAACCGCCTAATTGCTGTGCTCCGACCGTATTGTAAATACGTACAATATCGCCTGGATTAAGCGATGCTGTATTTGCCGTATTAACAACAGGAGGAACACCGTTCGTAATACCTGATAAAGCCAGCGATGGACCAGGAAGGTTCACCGAAGTATCAATCAGATAAAAGCCTTCATTAGCAGCTATCTGACCAGGAACAAGTGCATCTGTAACCGCAGTTTTGGTATAAATGACACCTTGCCCTTGGTTCATGCCGCGTTGCCAATAATATTGAACGCCTTGTCCAGATCCCGCTTGATATGTTTGAGATTCATTAAGAACCCACATATAGTCCAGATCAGAACGAAGTGCGATTGTTGTCGCTGTGCCTGTAGAAGTGAAACGTCCTTGATTAGTTCCAGTAAATTCAACCATTGTTTCCTCCCTTATCTCAGCGTGCAGCGCATTGCGGTTAACCACAAGTCATTGAGTATTCGGGGCACTTCTGCAAAAACATATCCAATTGTAATATTTTGGAAAAGTGGATCCGAAAAAACTGGCGGCCTGTATAAGAAACGCGCGGAATAGTTGTCCTGTTCGATGCAGGCCAGCGATTCCATTCCCTGTACAAAAATTGTAAATACGTCATTGCCTAGCGCTGAGGCATTAGGTGCAACCGCACCCACGGAAGAAAGCATGAAACGGGTATTGTTAACCGTTCCCCATTCAGAACGCAATACACGGTTATCATTTGGATAGTTCCATTTAGAAATGAAGCCATTAAGGTTATTCAAATCCTTTGATAAACGTGTATGTCCGAGTGCCAGATAGGCATCACGGACTGGACCTGTCAAATCTGTTACTTTTGCGACCTATTCCTAGGCGGGGACTTTCTTTACTTATCCCTCTCTAACTTATCGCTAGAGTTCAGAGCACCGCATCCACTTTCGTGGTCTTCTCGCTTGCTACGTTCAGGCTGAAATCCACAGAATGGACAGAACTTTACTTCGATTGAGTATTCGCCATTAACACCAAGTGATAATGAATTATGCTCGATGGTGCAAACCCAGTCGATACCTTTTTCCATTCTCATACATTCATGTTTCATTCTTGCCCCTTGTTACCGGTTAACTAATAGCCACTTCGGCTTTCAAGTCTATCAGAGAAGATTTTAATTCGGCACAAAGTTTACCGAATTTGTCTTCGCCGCCTATTGTATCAAGTACCATCCAAGCATCATTTGTCAATAATGCTGAGGTTACTTCATCAATATCAGCGATGGACAGATTAGAAGGCAAGTCTCCATTGCCGCCACCAGTGCAGTTATACATCGTTGCTGTGGCGCTCATCATGTCACGAGTCAGCTGATCTTCGGTCATCCTGAGCGACAATCCGAGCAATTCTGCTGTCTCATTAAGCACTGGATCTTGGTTTTGTAATGTACATTATTTCTGTTACTTTTTATGACCAAATATTTCTATTTGGCGAGACGAGCTCTTCGGCTCATCTTCTCTATGTCTCCATAGAGTTCAGACTTTCGCTTTATCTTTTCAGATATCCATCCGCTTAAGTCGTTTACGCTGGCTATTTTGCTATTAATATATATACTATAGTTAATAGCAAAGGATAAAACATGATTAGCAAATATGTTGTAAAAGATTATTCGATCGCTCAATTGGCTTATCTTGCAGGAATTCTTGATGGAGAAGGTTGTTTCGTTATTGGATGCTATGCATTTAGTAAAAAAACTGGAGTTCCGCATTTCCATACTACCATTCAAGTCACAAGTACGGATAGAATTCTTATCGAATGGCTCGTTGATAATTTTGGCGGAAAACTTTCTACTTATACTGCAAAACAAATGGCGAGCAATTGCAAACGCGTACCATTTAGATGGACTATATTTTCTGATCGCGTTAAACATTTGTGTGAATGCACGTTGCCATATCTCGTTATCAAGAAAGAGCAGGCTCAAATAATGATCGATATGCGCAATACATTTGAGAGAACAAGAATGCAAAAAGGCCAACAAGGCACACAGCCTATTGACCCTGATATTCTTAAGCTTCGTTATGAATTGTTCAATCAACTGAAATCTTTGCATATCCGTTAATCCTATAGCCTTGCGCAGTGTCACCCTCGTCTTTACGTTAGGGCTTCCACCTCAATTAGGACAGATTTAAAGCAGGCTACATTTTTAACCTGCTGGTTAATAGCGACGTAGAGGCCATAAAATGACATAGTCGCATCAATATCTACACGATTCAATGGGGTTGCAGGAGGCGTTGCTCCGCTAGGCCCTAAAGGAACCGGCGCAGTTGGCAATCTATCATAACGTGCCATACGTAAAGTTCTACCGCCCTTGGCTGGTAAACGTTTACCGAGTGCTCCTAATTTATGGATAAGATTTGGGGTTCTTACCGATAAGAGTACGTCATCAAACGTCTGTTGTACCGGTGCCGGAAGGGTTGTAGGCGTTGTTATAGGCATAACAAACTCCCTTAGTACAAACGTAAATGTAATGACTGTGAGTCGGACGGATACTCTCATACGTCCATGAGCTGACGAAGCCCGATACGTCTATGCTGGCGAGACACGATACGCCTGTGCTAGCGAGGCACGTTACGCTAACGATAGTATAGGCTCAAAAATAATGGATTTACAAGCTTTAACGATTACGCTTGGCTTCCTCAACCTGGCGACGCAGTTGTTCTCTGCGTTCCTCTGTCAATATACGCCTATCATAATCACCGACGCGCATCAACGGGGTTTCAGCTGCCTGAGGCCCTGCATTGGCAGCTGAACGAGGCTTTGATTTGTTTTCTTCTATCTTTTTATCAACTGCTTCATATTCATCAACAAGAATGCCGCTATTTTTGATCATTTTATAAGCAGCATAATAACGATCGCCCAGATTTGGATTAGCCATAACTGAACGGAATAAAGCCGGTTCTTTAGCCGAGAATTTTTTTAGAGTGTCTTCATTCAGCACAGAATCGAAATCGGCATATTGCACACGCATAACCCGTTCAGCATTTTCCAATGAACTTTGTTGCTGATATTGCTCAAGCTTTTTCTGAGTTTCTTCAAGTTTTTGTTCTAATTTCCGTGTGCGCTTCTTGAATTGCTTACCATCTACATAAAGATCATCATCAACGCCGCTATCATCCTCGTCTGCCAATTGCATTTTGGTTGAAGGCTGATTTTGGTTCATGTTTTCACGAACTATGCGTTCAAGTTCAAGATTTCTGCGCTCTATTTCCTGCGCTCGGCGTTCTGAAGCTTCAATTCTTTCGCGCATAAGCCGCATATTTTCATCTTTGCCAGATTCTTTAGGCTTTGCTGGTTCTTTTGGCTGCTCTTGAACAGTTTCTTGAGGTTGAAGTTCAGGAATTTGTTGCGTTGCTGCATCTAATTCGTCAAACATGAATTCTCCTTATTATCTGTAAATATAACTGCATCAATCTTCTCGCCATTTTCGCGCTTTATCCACTCTAAAAGCTCGCCAGATTCCATCAAAATAACAAATTGAGCGAGCTGATAGCATTCTTTATCCCGTAAATATTGATCTTGATTGCGAATAATGTGGTAATAAAGAAGAGCATCAGGAATGGTCCACAAATATTCGAGATTTCCCGTACTATTATGATATTTCCAAACAGATTGTTTATAGACTGGCGTAGGACAAGAGCGCCGCGCCCATACAACCGTTTTGGGTTGTCTGAGCACGGCTTCTGTAGTTGTTGTCAGACATATATAAAAGTCTTTACCTGCATAAATGGGAAGGATTTTGGATTTCTCTACTGTTTCCCATATTCCTTTAATGATGGCAGGCTCCATCTTGCGACGATATTCTATGATGTCATCTTCAAGGGCTAAATGAAGAGCATCATGTTCAAGGATAACTTGACCAGCTGGCTTCTTTTTTTCGTTCATTTACTCTTCCAATTACAAACTTGTATTAATTAAAGCCTACTCCTCTTTGTTACAAATAAAAACCCCCGAAAGGAACAGGGGTCTTTATGATAGTCGAGGAACTATCTTCAAGAATGAGTGAAGAAGATTATTTTTTCTTTTTAGGGATCTTAGCACCATGTTTACGTGCTTCACTTAGTCCAATAGCAATTGCTTGCTTAGGATTTGTTACTTTCCCACCATGGCCACTATGAAGAGTGCCTCGTTTGAATTCCTTCATTACAACTTCTACTTTAGATTTTGGACCAAGATGCTTTCTTTTTTTAGCGCCAGCACCTAATGTATCAGGATGTCGCATGGCTTTTTTAACTGATAAATCATGTTTTTTAGGCATTTGCTTACCTTATTATCGCATGTTCGCGAGGTTTAATTTTCTTAAGTTTGCGGGGTTTGCGTACTAGTTTCTTTTTCTTGGATTTGCCCGCTGCTTTTTCAAGCTCTTTCTTTATATCTTTGTGTGCAATCTCATGCGCTTCTTCTTCCCAAAATTTCTTTGGTATAGCCATATGTAGCTCCAATTGTGTTAAAAGCTTGAGAGGTGCCCTAAAAAGGGGGAGGATCGCTCCCCCCTTATGCGTTATTGAGCCATAGAAGAATCACGAAACCATTCCCTTACCTTCTTTTCAGATGGTTTAGGTTGGCTTCGTTGCTGCTTCTCTTTAGGAGTCTGTAGTATTTGATAAGCAATCTTCATTGCTTTCTTATTGGTTCTTATACTTCCTGGCATAGTAATCCTAGTATTTCTTTGGCTCCATCTCTCTGCCAAGATCAGCATAATCTTCATGCATTTGTTTCTGTGCACCGTAGAATTTATCTTCTACAAAGCCCATATGATCATTGTGTGCCATTGGCCAGTACTCTTCAATAATATGACGTGGCAACAAGCAAGGCGCTGAATGATCTTCGCTGATCATATGTCCATCACGTTCCATCATCTTGCGACTTGCATGATATCCGCCTGCATATCCTTCATCATGACGAAGTCCGCTGACAGTGTTAGGAACTGGACTATGATGTCCTTCTCTCATGCTATGGTGTTTCCCATGTTCTGAGTGATGATATCGTTTTGCCATGGTTGGCTCCTTGTAAGAAATTGCGTGCCCGAAGGCCGCAAGGTTTCGCCTCTATCTTACCGCTTCAGAACCTTTCTGAATTGGCTGAGGTTCATTTATTGCACGTTGTATCGCGAGTATTTGTTCGAGCTGTGTTATATCAATATTCTCTATCTCTTTCATAGCTTTTGCAAAATTGAGTATTGCAAGATAATCATCTTTAACGGCAGCAGCTTTGCGCTCTTGTGCCAATGCTTTATTTTCCTCAATCCTACTATTACGCTCATTGCCCAATCCTTCATCTGCATATGCACGCGAATGTGCCAAATGAGTTCTGGCTTGCAATTCTTGCATCGCAACTTGAGCCTGTTGTTGTTGCATTTGTTGAGCTTGCTGCTGTTGAGCTTGCATCTGTTGACCGATCTTATCCTTGTTCTGGATTGAAGCAGCTTCAATGAGACTCGTATCTGGAATAGGAACGCCGAGCTCTTTTAACTGCAAGAGCTGAGCAAATTGCATCTGTTTTTGCGATTCTGTATTGAATCCAAGTTCAACCATGCAATGATATTTGCCAAATGCCTTATTATAAAAGAGCGGCGCCGGCTGTTCACCTTCAAGCAAATTTTGAATCTTGCCTGGCGTATAGTTATTACGAACAATCTCCATAACAATGCGGCCTAACATATTCTGTGAGAAATCCAACCTGTCAAATAAAGGCTGCAATGTTGTTAAACCTGCACTTTGTCGCAATGCTGAAAGTATGCCAGCAATAGAATCATCTTTTGATGCACCGAGGAGTTCTTCAGTGATACCGGTGACGGCATTCATTTCCTGTGAGAATGTATCCTGCAATTGGAAGAAATACTGAGGAATATTAGGCGGAGCAATCTGTTGAATGTCGGTCATCGCAGCTTCTTCCTTCAAAGGAATAATCCTACCCTGACCGGTTTGGAACAAATGCTTCACATCAATAACAGCATTTTCCTTAAATATCCAACCACTATTGACGACAGACTCGGCTGCATCGGCTGAAAGGATAATTCTGCGATTCATAAGGATTTGTGGGTCCCGAAGCGATCTGCATAATCCTTGGATTCGGCTGTAAAAATAGGGCATGAATGGATTATAGAAGCCTATAACAGGCACAAAAGGATAGACATCGAGTCCTGAGTTTCCATCATAAAATACTTTGTCTTGGATCATAATGGCTAAACGAACAGTGGGCACCTGCTGCTCA